CAATTTTTAACGCTTTAAGTAATAGTAAAGCCTCAGTAGCATACTGCTCTGAGCTATAGTTTTTCTTTATTTGCGAAGAGCCGCCATTGCCAATTCGAGAATAACGAATTACTTTTGCATGCTTGATAAGCGAGTTATAAATGGGATCCCAATCACTAAGCCCTGCAGAGCCACCTGCCTCAAGTAAAACAGTGTGTTTACCACTACCCGCCATTTCATATTCAATATCAAAGCCATTTACTTTAACTTTAGCAAGCTCAGCAAACACAGCGGTTGAGGTGATTAATACCCAAAATAAAATCGTTTTTATTATTAGTTTCATATTGTTAAAGCTAATTAGTAGTTAGCTTAAGTTTATAACATTATAAATAGAGCGACAAAACCTTAATGGATGAATTGTTTATTCTATTCTTTTTGGGTTTGTTTGTGTGCCATTTTATACCGGCCATGCAACCGTATATGCAAAAAGGTTGGCAGGCTGTGGGTTATAACGGCGCGCCCTGGTACTTTGAATTTGTGATAGTGGGTATTGCTGTTTCAACGCTTGGGCTAATGCGGTTGTTTAGGGCGTTTTGGGGTGGTCGGGATAAAAAGAAAAGCACTAGTTAGTAGCTAGCGCCCTCAAGCTTTAATTTTGTGATTTATCAATTTTAGAAATTAATGTATCAAGCACCATTAAATCATTAGCCTTTTCCATATATTCATCGCTATCTTCATCAAGCTCTTTAAGCTCTAATGTTTCATTTTCAACCCTGCTTTTAAGAGTACTTTTAATTAATCTAAGTTCTAATTGTGAAAACATAATTATCCTACATCTTTATTTGGTATACCGATAAAACAAGGGATAGCCATTGAGTCTAACTGGTTTAATTTATCTAAGTATAGCGTTACAGGCATATCGTATAGAGGGCGAATAGTAAAATGGTTTTTACCTAGAGACCCTCCATCATCTAGAGAAACATGAAGGCCTTGCGGCATTTTAGACTTAGCTGGTAACTTCCACCACAGCGTACCAAATTTAGGGTTTCTGTAATTAAATAGTGATAAGCCACCCGATTTACTGTCAACAAAGTCAATATCATTCTTTTTGTAAACTCTTACATCCCAAGTTTGTTCTTCCTCTCTTGGTGGTGTAGTTCGGATATAATCAAACTTAGCTTTTGTTTTACGGCCAAGTCGAAAAAGGTCAAATGGCAAGGTGACATAAAATTGGATTGGTGTATGCATAATCAAATTCCTTATGATTGTGTTTTTACATTCGTTAATTAAGTTACATCAGATCAATGAGAATATCTAGGTGTAAAATTATTCGACCATATACTTAATCCAGTTTACTGGACCAATCTATTTCTTTGAGTTTATCAGCTTTTCCTACAACAACTTCCAATCGCTTAAGTGCCCTTATTAAATTTGGTTTTGGTAAATTAAGTGTCGCTGCATTGGTTTTGTTAATGCCACGAACCAAGTAATCAATCAGTGCGCTTTTATTTCTTCACTGATACTTTTACCAATTACAAAAGGAGCGGCCTTTGTATAATAAATACTGATTGGCACCTACACGACAACGGTATTGCTAAGTGATAGTCCTCTTGGCAGATACACTTACACTTACATTGTCTCTATGCGATAATACACACGGTGTTTGATTTTTGCCTAGCAGCTTTCTTATTTTCGTTTAACTAATTGCCATTTAATTTTTTATACACAGTTAGCAAAAAATTTATACGCGAATTTATACACACCATGCAAATATTAAAGTGCTTTATAAAATAGACAATAAATAACAAAAGCAAATAAAACCCACGAATATATAGGGCTTAAAGAAAGAATGAGCGAACCAACATACTACGAAAACCAAGCTACAATCTACTGTCACGACTATGAGCAAAAACCAATAACAAGCTGATATATAAGGAATATAAGAAAATAAAACTTATCTTTATACACACATATATACACACCATTACCTCCTCATCATAGAAGCAACCGCATTAGAGATAATTGATCAATTGATGAATGGCCCCAGTGAAGGGCCACATAATATAATTCCTTGTAGCAGGTAGGTATGCAACTGATTTCACATAAACTTTATGACAAGTTTAGAATTGATTAAACGAATAAATCTTAGGTGATTGTTATACGGCTTTAGATTCGAGCTATACATTTAAATTCAATTTCAGCTTGTGCATCTGATTTGAATGGAACCATATCTTTTTGAGTTACCTTAATTATTTTAATAACTTCATTTTTTGACTCGCAATATTTATTAGCCTCTTTAATAGCATCAGCTTTTACCGCAGAACCTGTAACATCAAATCCTTTTTCAGACCTTGAAATCAAAAAAGAATCATCGCCTAGAGGGACAACTCCTGATGTATTTGCGCAAGCGGATACTAACAAAATTAAACTAATACTAACTAGTTTTTTCATCTTAACTCCTTAAAAACCGATTTATTATATTGTCACCGCTGCTATGAGCGGCAAATTAACTTAATCTCAAATATGCTAGGTACGAACACAAGCCAAAGATGATTTTTGCTGCTAAATGACTTAGGGGTAGCTTTTAAGTACCGACAGAGTTCGTTAACTTTTGGCTCATTCTCTTAAATGCCTCTTCAGAGGTAGAATTTGAGTTGAATATAGGAACACTAAATACCTTGTTATATAAACCTAGTTGTTGGTTTGGTATATGTAACATTGGAAGGCGCCAATTAAGAATAACTGCTACGCAGTTTTCACCATATTTATCAAAGTGTTCTTTTATCATTGGAGAGTAAATTTCATCGGCAACACTTAAATAATCTGAAGTTTTATTTAGGCTTGCTATCACTTGAAATTCATGACTCGGGTTTAATAAATGCGAAATATCAATTGCCGCGATCCCTTTTTGGCACCGCTTGCTATCACTTAAAAAGCGTTTTACAGACTGCTTGAGCGCTTTTTCTATATTTTTCCCAAACGTCTCTTCTTTAGCGGGTCTCTTACATTCAACAAAAAATGAATCTTTTTTATCATATGCGTTGAAATCGGCTACTGTATTAAAACTCAAGCTATAACCAGCTCTTTTAAAATAGCTTGCCATATATAATTCGAACGAAAAATCGCGTGCAGAAGATGGTTTAATTTTTAAATCATCTTCTTCATATAGTTCTACACCTGATAATAGTTTTTTAATACTCTCATTAACATCTTTGTTATCAAATTCAATCAGCCTTTGATGGATCTGAATCACTTCATAAACTTCATAAACAGAGCTGGAATATGACTTATTCTCAATAATCTCTTTAAAAGTTTCTTTTCCCCAGTTATCTAGCAACTTTTGATAACTTTTATCATACTTAGCCAGTCGGCTATTTTTTACGTTAAACCCTTTTTTTTCAAGCCAGACAAGTGCTTCTTGATATTTTTTTAAGGTACTATCTAATCGCTCTTGTTTTATTTTAGATTTTTTATGAATTGACACGATAAATCCTTTTAATATTGAGAAAGGCTAACAATTTCATAGTCAAAATAACGCATGCTTATGTAGCGCTCAATTATATCTTTATACATTTTTAACAAATTACCTAAGATATTACTATAACTAAAGACTTAACTATTCAACTATGGGCTCTAATTTTCCGTTTAGCCCTTTAGCCTCATTTTTATAACTCACGAAGTTAGCTTTTTCAGTTGGGGTTGGTAGTGGTGAATTATGTGTATGCGTTGATAAGGTCTGGTTCATTTGTTCAACCAGGCTTATTAAATCAAGGAGAACCTGAGCTACGTTTACTGAGCTGTCACCCAACCACACTGTTTTACCTTCTACTTTTGCCAGTTCGTTGGCTTTGGCATGTAGAGTTTTGAGTGTGGTGAAGCTCATGTTTTCGCTGGCTTGAATATCAACCTGTTTTTTACTGCCCAGTAATAGCCCTTCTAAAGCGACGATTAATGCTTTTTCACCCACAACAGTTTTTAGGGCGCCCATTACTTCGTTAACTTGGTTGCCGTCTATTTTTATCGTGTCGTGCGTAGCTATATTGGTGCTGCGTTGGTGGTAAATTTCTTCGCGGTTGCGCGATTTAACTTTGCTGCTATCACTTGTTTGGGTTATGTCACCGTCGGTTGCAGTGTGCCAGTTGCCGTCGCGGCCTTGTAGTTTGCTGCGGCTGTTTTGCTGTAGTGTTACGTCGGTGCGTTTGTGCTCTGGCACTAAGCTTTGCCATGGCAATAAGCTGGTGATCACGGGGTGGCTGTTTAGGCCGTCGATATATTGTATTAAACAATGCATGCCTGGTGAGGGTTCGTTCATTAACCCATGATCAGGCGCTTGCCCTGTGCCAAGTGTTACTTGCTGAAAGATAGGCACGGCTAAAGGCTCGGCGGTTTGTGGGTCGAGCAATTGCACGTCGGCGGCTTTTAGCGGTTTAAATGCGCTGCTAATTGTTGAGGTGCTGGGTATGTCGTAAATACGCTCAATACGCGCTAGCTGCGGTAAATGCTTGCGCTGCCCAAGCTCTGGAAAGTAGCGCAGTATTAAGCGCTTTACAGCGTTTTTGACCATCTGATCACCTGTTTGTTTTCACTTAATGTTACTTCGGTTATGAAGCGGCCATTTAATTTTATGCCTGGTCTTAGTTTTGGTATGACAATAATTGAACCTGTGTTTGCATTGGTTGCTTTTATTGGGTGCTCTTCAAAGTCGATTATCTCGGTTTGTGGCCAACGTGAGTCGTGCCAGCTGCCGGCATATACTTTGCCATCGGGGCGTTGCTGAAATATAAAATTGGGAATGCTAAATACCTGAGCGCATTGGCGCAGTGCTTCAATGCCGGTGCCCTGATGATAAAATGCGGGCACGGGTGTTTTTGTGTAATCACTATCAGGGTAAATAAACTCAATACCCATACTGCTTAGCTGATCGCACACATTAACAAAGGTGGCGTGGCGAATAGCAAAGTTATGTGCAAACGATAATGCGCCTATGAGTTCGCGGCAGGTTAAAAACCAGCGGCCATTGCTTTGATGTTTTGCTTCAATTACACCTAAAAAATACGGCTGCATAGCATCAATAGCGTAGCCTATGTGTAACTCAACTAAGCCTTGTGGCTCTTGCTCTGCAACAACAACAAAACTTGCTCGGCCTGTGCTGTATAAATCAAGTTGGGTGTTGTCACTAACTAAGTTAGTAACTTGAACACCACCAATGCTGAGTATTTTAATTAGTCTGTTACTGCTCATGGCCCCTCGCTTTGCTCGAATGCGGTTTGCACTGTTTCGTGGCCGTTTACCGCTTGGGTTTGGCTGTTTTCTTTTGCTTTGCCGTCAAGTTGTTGCTGGGTTCGCTCTGCTGTTGAAAGCACTTCTACCAGCTTAAAAGTTACTTGCCACGCTTTTACTTCTTCCAACTCGGTGGCTTTTATATCGCTATCGAATTTGGCTTTACGTATTTTATACGCTTCGGTTACTTGGCTATTAATAGTGATCACGGTTCTTGCGCCGTTTTCGTCTACCTGTTTTGCTCGGGTAATAAGCTCGGCCAGTTCGCTTGCATCAACAAAGGGAATTTTTGTGCTAACCGATACCACGCCAGGCTTTATGCCTTTATCACTTGAAAGGGTAAACGAGCCAAACCCGCTTAAGTCTTCGCTGGGTAATTTAATACCGCAGTTAATACGGGTTTCATAACCTGGCACTTGCCAGCTGTTTAGTGTGATCATGCAAATAGCTCTTTAATGGTATTTATATTGTCGCTACTGCCAACAAATGCGCAGTAGGCCCAATGCTTATTGTTATTGCCGAGTGTTTGTATTTGTTGTGCCAATGCGCGGGCACTTTGTGCATTGCTGCTAGTCACGGTTAAATTAGCCGTTGCCCTAAATAGTGTGTTCGTTAAACGCTGATCCCGCTGTGCCTTTAATTGCGCTGTTTCGTTTAGGGCCGTATTAATATCGGTTATTAGGTTTATGCCTTCATTACTTACCAGTGCTAAGCTTTTATCGTTAAATGCTTTTGCGAGTGCAGGCACGGCACGACAATCATTAACGTGCTGCCACTCTATTGATTGCTCTGTTGTTGGCAGGCGCATTTTATCGGTGTCGAGTGTTGATAAGCTCAACGCATGATCGGCTGCATGGGTAAACACCGCTAATGGGCAATGCTGGTTAAACTCACTTAATAAGCTTACAAGCTTTGCGGGGCTGCTTGCACTGCAACTGAGTATTACTGCATTAAACGCGCTTGGCCGTTGCTGGCGTGTGGCGTCTTTTATGGCTGTTGCCAGTAATTCGCTACCCGCTGCGGCGGTTATTGAACTGGGTGTTTGGTAACTATTAAGTGCAATAACATGTAACTGCGTACAGGCTGTGTTTAACGCTTCCCTACTTTGGGTATTAAACGAGTTAGGTACTTGCATGGCATTACCTTAAAAAAGAAAGCAGCTTATTAAACTGGTCGTAGGCCCACACAAAAAACCACATAGGGTAAGCCTTCCAAAGTGCTACATCTTCACTTTTAAGCAACACAAAAAACTCATAATGTGCTTTTTTACGCCCTGTTTTTAATGCAAAGTCGTGCCATATTGCAGCAAGTAAACCTTTGCCAAATGGGTTATGAAACCAACGTACAAACCACGGTAAAGTAAATCCATCAGTTACAAAAAAGCGGTGCACTTCACCAAACTGAGTTTTTAATGGCTCTAGCAATTGCGCTTTTCCTGCACTAATAAAATTAAGTTTAATTTGCATGGCTGCCCCCTAAATCACAGAGAACCGACGCTCTGTTAATGCAAAAACATCTTGCTCATAATCAGAGTTAATAAGCGCTTGGTTAACAATCCACACGCCGTTAGTTTCAAACTTAAGCGGCAAGGTAAATACACCGCTTACCACTTCGGCCGGCATTAACTGAACACGGCCAGTATCAACACGCTTAAAGGGCACTTTAAACTTACGATCAGGAATCGCTAATTGCCCTGTAGCTATAACCGCGTCACTTAATTGCGGCACAGTGTATTCGTTTTCAACATTTATGTAGTCATCAAGCTGACCTGCCACATTATCGATAATGACAGGTATTAGCTGTTTATTTGTAGGGTCAATGCTTGCTAAATAAGCTTCTGTTTCAAGACTTGAAATAGGCTTGCTACCTTTGTAATCACAAAGCCAAAACTCTTTATTGTTAAATAATACTTTTTCCATATTTAAAAAAAGTGTGTATTCATCGGGATAAGAAGAAGTACCCGCAACATCAAAATAGTTAATTAAAACTTTCATACCACCACCTCATCAGCAACAATTCTCTCAGACAGCAAGTTGGCTTTTGGCAACTTACATAGCGAACTATACTGAGCTTCATGTAATGTATTGCTTTGAACAAAATATAAAGGCGAACCGTCAACTCTTTTGGGCTTAAATGCAAAACGCCAAATGTTAACTGGTAACTCGTTTTCTGCCCATGTTAAACCGCCATCTGTAGATGTATAAAAGCGATAATCTGTACTGGTTACTTCCCCGTATACGAAAATAGCCCCTCTATCAATAGTTGCAATTCTAAGCCTTGTAATAGCGCTGGGTATACTTAGCCTTTGCCATGTAACACCACCATCATTACTTACTTTAAATGCTGAGATTGAATTATATCGATATGCGATTAAATTATTGTTGTTGTAAGGGTCTATTCTGACCACATCTATACCGCCATCTAAATCATTAGAGTCTGTCCATGTAGCGCCACCATCTATTGACTCAATAATTTTCGATGCGTCATTAGTTGTGTTGTATTGTTTAGTCCATATTTTGCTTACATCTTCCGTTGCACAAATTGAAAAGGACTCATAAGGCCCACTTATTCCATTGGGTTTAACGGTCGTAGTCCAACTAGCCCCATAATTTGTTGAGACATTGATTATTCCACCGTGCGCGTCATTAGCTAAAACAACTACGTTCTGACCATTTCTAGACATAAATAAAGTAGCAACTGAGAACCCAGGAGAGTATGTGGTTAATGACATTGTTTTAGTTAATGTGAATGTTTGCCCATAGTCGTTTGATATATAAATATAGGCTTAGCAATTAGCAACTTGTGAAGTCGTTATGCCCGAGCAATAAACAACATAACGCCCATCTGCACTACAAACAACCTCACCCGATGCGCCACCAATTCCGCTATTTATAAGCGTGTAAGAATCCACAGAGCGCGTGTACTTATAAAGGCTAGCCCCTAACGCTAAATAACAGTGTTCACCATCATCAGATTGATCAACACCCGTAGCGGTTGTAGATGTAATCGGAAGTGCCCCTAACAGTTGCTCTTTGCTACCTAAGACGGCTGCAAGCAATGGGTATTTTAGCTCATCAAGTGCAGAGCCATCCATTTCTAATAACTCGTTTCCCGTTGGTGTTTTTTTGTTGTATGTCAGCACAACATCACCAATGCTCAGTGCTGAGCTATTACTCACTAAGCTATCCATTTAAAACTCCCATACATTTTCAACGACGTTATACACAAATACACGCTCGTTTTTATCATCAACCACTATGGTTACTTGAGTATCAATTGCACCATCGGCTAAGCGTTTAAACTTAGCTGTTGTTTCATCAGCGTTAGCTTGTTTTATAACTGGCTCACCACTACTTGCGCGCACTGAAAACCACTCATTACCTTTTAGCGGTGCATCATCAACACCTACAAGCGGCGATGAATATTGGCTGCTATCAGTAATGTTATGGCGATTAAACAACGTGATCGTTGGCTGGGTAACAAACTCTAATAGCGCGTTAAACTCAGTTTTTTGTAAGTACTGCTCATGCGTATGTACATCAAAATCAGCCGCGCTTACAAACTCACCTTCCTGTACCTGCCAGGGTAATGCGCTGAGTGTGATATTTAACTGCTCTGCAATATTTTGACTGCGCCAAACCACACTTTTTACGCTGTAATTCCCTACCACAATGTCTTGTGTTTGGGTTTTGGTTTGCATGGCCGTGGTGACTACAGCAATAAGTACTTGCTCGTTGTTTGCTTTGGTTGCCACTACGCCGTACCAGTTATATTCAAAATCACCAATGTCATAACCAAGTACCGCGCTTATAACAATGGCGTTACCATCTACTTTAGATACAGCCTTAACCGGCTCACTATGCACAATATTTGCGGGTATTGCTGTATTAGGATCAATAGGCGCGTTTTCGTCTTGGCCGTTAATGTTGGCAAACACAAAATGTGTGATGTTTTGCACTTCGTCGCCTGCAAATACGGCGTTGCGGTAATCTAACCCCGCGTTCGTTATTTGTAATTGGCTCACCCTATCACCTCTTTATCAAATTCAATTAGCCCACTGGCATTTGTGGTGGTTACTGCCGTTAATGCGGTTAGGTAATAACGGCGACATGTGCGGCCGTATTGTTTTATTATTTCGCTTACTAGCTGCTCTTTGCCGCTAAACTCATCCTCTAACATGGCAATTTCTACCATGTCCCAATCAAAGCCGGGAACGCGTTCGTTTACTTGAATAAAGCCAAAGCCAAGGCGTTTAAATATTTGTTCCATGCCTAAATTTGAGCCGGCATCAGTGGCATTAGCGAACGCGTGTTTTACACGAAGGCCGTAAAGCTCTAATGCTTCATCGGGTAAGCGATTGATGCCACGCTCCCATGCCAATAAATCTAATATGGCTGTTTGTGCGTTTTCGCTGTGTTGTTGCTCTAACCACCAAAACAAGTAGCTTTCTATTTCTTGCCAATAACTTTGGGCAACTTTTGCAAGCGCTGTGACATTTTTCTCTGTTAGCCAAATAGGCAGTTGCGGTGTTAGATCACTCATTATTTAACGCTACTGTATTAATTGTGGGTAACCATAGCTCGCAGTTAATATCTGCATTTTCAAAACGGATTGTTTTAAGCTCACTAAATTGGGTATGTAACTCGGTAGCTAGCTGGCTAAAGCTAAATAACTCGTTTGGTTTGCAATTAGTTACGTTTTTATAAGCCGCATTTTGCCTAAACGCTGCACGTATAAATTGCTCTATATCGGCACTGCGGTTTTGGGTATTGGGGTGTTGTTGATAGTTAGCCACAATATTTTGTGGCTGTGTGTTAATTGCAAATACTTGCAAATCGTCACCACTGCCATGGTTACCTGCAGCTATGTGATTGTTTATTTGATTGAGTAACGCTGGACTTATTTCACCTACGTTTAAAAATACGTAGGCGTTGGCACTGCCTGGACCCCGAGGGGCGTTTTTCTCAAATACAATGTTATCCACCGATATGCCCGTGAACGCTGAAATAATAGAGCGGTAAACTGCATCAACGTGATAGCTGCCTAATGATGAAAACGCATCACGTATACGCAAGCGGTAGTTATCGTCGGTTTCAATATCTTGGCCTGCTCTTGTCAGCCAGTTAGCATTGTTTGTTGCCGTTAAGTTTTCAATGTCTGAAATTACACGTACGTAATAGCCGGCAGCTAAGTTGTAATTTTGGCCTGTTTGCTCGGCTTGTACCGGTATGTTGTGATTGGACTCGCCTACAGCAAAGGTTTGGTCGTACAAGGTAAACACACGATACACTTGGCCGTTAATTGGCAAGCTCTCAATGACTGTACCTGCAGGTATAACAAGCTCAGTATCCATATCCGTTCGAGTAAATTCAACAACCCCTTGCGCTTTAACTGCAGGTAGCTTTGGTGTTTTACGTGACTCGCCGTGTTGCTTCAGCCATTCACCGCCTGCAAGCATAACAAACGAGTTCGGCATAACTTGGGTGATCAAACTTTGTATTAGTTGCTCAGCCGGCTCTACCATGATTGATTTTTGTAAACGAAAAAAGGGGCTAAACGTACTAGTGTTACTTACCGTAAATTCACCCTGATCTACATGCTTTTGCCACAGTGCTTGCAGTTCTTCGCGGTTTACCGGAATACCTGCCGCTTGCAGTTCTTGTTTAAATAAGGTGGTGTAATCCATTAGATAGCCCCATCAATCGTTTTAGCGGTTACGCTTATTTCACCCGTTGCTTGCCTGATCACTTTTATGGTGCCAGGTACTAACCGTTCGTCTTGCTCTACGATCAGCTCTATTTCAGTTAAAGTTTTTGCAACGATGTTTTTATTACGTAGCCCGATGAGCTCCGTTACTTTGCCGCTTTCAATGATGCGGTGTTTTACGTCTTGTGCTATTACGTCACTATTGGTTAACTGACTAGGTACAGCAAAACTATCTAGCGCTATGTCGTTATCTATAATGTTTAAATCAATATTTACCATTGCCATTAGCCTGCAAGCTCCATCATTTGTTCAAAGCTGTTAATTGGGTCGTCAGACTTAACCGTTAAATTATCGATATACACGCGCTTGCTGTTATCGCTTTGATTATTGTTTTTAGTACTGTTGCTGTTGTTAGTGAGGTTTTGTAGAAACGCTGACTTTTGTACCTTTGCTTTATAACTGCTGCTTTGTTGCTGTTCAGTGCTTAATTGCTCGACCTTGTATGCACTGGTATTGGCTGCGTTGGTAATTGCCTGATCTGTTTTAGCCGTAGGGAATGCATTTAATTGCCCTGCACTCGTATTAATACTGGTGAGTTGCGTTTGTGTGCGACTAAATACAGGCGAGTTCGCAGCGTTAGTAAAATCATTAGTTGTACTGATTGGCACTTGTGCGGCTTTATTGATAACGCTTTGGCCATAGTCGCGGCTAAAGGCCTGATCGGCATTTTGCATCACTAAATTGTTAGGCTGAGCATGGTTAATGTTTTCGTGAGTTGTAAGCGCTTCTGTTTTTAGCTTAGCTTCGGTATCGTCAATAAGACCTAGCTTTTCGAGAACCCACTTTACGCTGTCAATCACCCCATTAAAGGCCGCTTTCACACTATCAAACACTGCTATTAGCACTTTGCCCCATGCGGTATTTTGAAATGCAGCCATTAAGTCATCCCAGTAATAGATAAGTGCCCCAACAACGGCAACTAATGCCATAACACCTGCCACCACCCATGTAATTGGGTTTGCCCAAAGCGCAGCATTAAACAACCACGTTGCGGCTTTAACTGCGAGCATGACCGCTTTAAACGCACCAAATGCAATAGTTGCTGCACCAACGGTGGCAATGAGTGATAAAAATCCCAGCACACGTAATGCGATTAATGATGCTTGCCACAGTTTGGTTAGCACCGTAACCCCGGAGGTTATTGCGGCTGTTGAAACCATCGCCATTTTGTATAAGCCCATGGTGAATATGACCAGCCCATACACCGTGATCAACGCAACAATGCCAACAACCAACGTTGCAATAACACTGGATAGCATGGGGAATCGCTCTGTTAACGACACGATATAGGCAAAGCCTGCTGCCATGATTTCAACGAACGGCTCAACCACTGGTAATAAACGATTACCCGTTGCAGTTGCTGCAGCATTAAACGAACCGCCTAACCTGTCCCATGGGCTGGCAATAATGTTCGCCATTTCTGCAGCTTTTGAACTGTCTTGTACGTTTTCAAAAACGTTAATACCGTCTTTTAACTTATCGACTTTGGTGCTGAGCACATCAACCGCTTTTGCACCTTGTTTACCAAATATTTGGGTAAGTACATCGCCACGCGCCACAGAACCGAGTGATGATAACCGCTCATTAATTCGTCCTAGCACGACATCGATGGCAAGCATGTCGCCATTATCTGCTGTTAGCTCTATGCCTAATGCATCTTGTGCCTTACCGATTCCTTGTAATAACGATGCCGCTTGCGTACCTGCCACCGACCCTGATTTAGCAACCAGTTGCAGCTCACCCACTAGAGCAAATTGTTGTGCTGAACTTAAACCAATATTGGTAGCTGTTGCGCCAAGGTTTGAAAACGCGGCTTCCATTTCTGAGCCGGTAGTTTTGTATAACTGCACAGCGGTGGCCGTTTGCCCTGCAATTTGATTTACCCAATTAGACTTACCCATTTTATTGGCGGTTTGTTCAAATATGCCATACATGGTGCCCATGTAGCTGGTGATAGTGCCAGCATCGGCTTTTGTGGCTACCGCTAACATGTTCGATGTTTTAGTGAACTCGGATAGTTCATCACCACTTAAACCCGCAATGGCGGACTGAATATCGTAGGCACTACGAACAAACTCGGCAGAATTACCCCCAAACTGGAAGCCAAACTCATACGATGTTTTAGTGAGTTTTTGTAGTGCATCGTCAGCAACGCCGAGCGATTGCACTTCGCCCAAAGCCGCTACGTGATCAATTGATGGGGCAAGTGATTTAGCGAGCGCATAACCACTGGCGGCGGCCGTGGTTGCACCGCGCATCATTTGGTCTTGTGCGGCGGCGGTTTGCTGGCTCAGCTGATTAATTTTAGCCATGACTTTATTAACCGGCCCCGTCACCTTGTCGATGATGCCGATTGAATAAGTAAGCTTGTCTAACTTGCTGAGTGTTGCCATTAATTATTCGCCGCCTAGTGCTGTGCAAATGCCGTTGTTTACGGCGGTTACAAAGTTTTCTTGTTCGCTGGTATGAAGATATAGCGCCTGCGCCAAGCTCTCGTTGGTAACTGGCATACCAGCAAAATATTTAGCATGGTATGCCAGTAACTGATCGAGCCTGCTTTTGCCTATTTGCTTGGCTCGGCTTTCGATTTTTTTACCGTAAAATTAAACTCGGGTTGGTATTCTTCAACAATGGCACCCACTAAAAACAACGCGGCACCCGGTTGCTGTACTAACTCTTTGAGTTTTTTAGCGTCCGCTTCAACCACTGTGTTTAGAACAAAGTTAGTGGCAGGCTGCACTTTGTTGTTCGGCTGAGTCGAATTAATGTATTTGTTGTAGTCGGCGCCATTTACGTTAAATGTGATTTCGCCTACTGGTGTTTCTATTGTGATTTGTTTCTCAAACGCCATGATTATTTACTCTCTTTAATGTCTGCTTGGTCTAGCAAGGTATATGTAAAATAAGGGCCATACTTGGCAGCTGATTGCTCACATAAGGCAATAAACTCATCAAAGTCATTTGGGTTTGCAAATACCTGGCAACCGGCAGACCATTTATCAACTTGGGTTGATGTGGTGATTGCGCTGGCACGGTGGCAATTAATCCCAAAGTAACCTTGCTGAAGTTGAGCCTCTGGTGTGACGTCCGTGTCTAACTCGGTGTCTTGGTTGTTGTCACGCAGGACAACAACCGGTTTATGTTGAACAAGGGCGCGGTACTTGCCCTGGTGATAACCCAACGTCCATAAACTTTTATGCTGCCCTGCAATAAGCACTGCTGTGCCGTCTATGTTCACTGGGTGTTTACGCCAGTAAATACCCGCATCGGTTGTGGCTTTAAACTGCATTAACTGCCACTGCCCACCTTGCTGATACAACACACATATTGCATCATTAAAGGTGTTGGCGCGGGTATTTGCATGGCGAATACCTATGATATTTAGGTTTAATTCGCCCTCAAATACTGTATGCCCACATGCTTGCAAAGTGCTTAATAGTGTTGTGGCAGTGAGTTTACGAACGGCTTTGCTCATTACAAGTCTCTCACTTCGTCATCGGTTAGGTACGGCACGCCATTGATTTTTACAAAGTCAGGACTGGTAATCGGACACTTAATTGATGTGGTATCTTCTTCGCCACCTTCCGCTTTCAGATCAAGTAGGTCTTCTAGCTGTGGCAAGCAACCAAATGCTTCAATGTTCTTTTTACCGGCGGTCACTTCGGCGTTAAATGCCACGTCGAATGGTTCTATGCCTTTCCAGCTGCCAGCACTTTCTGCTTGCGCTTGAACGAGTAACCAGTTTTCATGATCAAGCTTTAGCGTTACTTCGCCTGAAACTGGCCCATCAATAAATCCTTTAGGGACGCCGCGCACTGTTTTTGCTACGCGGCCATCAGTGATCTTTACCGTAGCTTCCTTGACGTGCACCATTGAGCCACCAATGAAAATATCGAAGTCTTTACCGCCTAATACTTTTTGCATGCTGCTTACTCCTTACCTTGTGCATTTAGCATGATGCCCACAATAATGGTGTTGGGTGAGTCGTAAGGCGTCACTTTCATCATTATTTGAACTGTTTTGCTGTCAAGCCACGTAATACTGATGCTGTCATCTTTTGGTGGCTCAATTAAACCTGGGAACTTATCAGCGCCAATGTTGACTGAGCGAGCCATGATTCGAAGTGGTCTACTCATTTCACGTTTGCCGTATTCAGTACCCGTGGTGCTGTTATTTAAGCGGCGGTTTTTAATATTTTGAATGGCTATAATGCGCACCGCGCGTGCTGCCATATCGACAATGCGACCATTCTCAATTTCTTGATAATCACCGCCCTCGGCATCAAGCATGTTTACATCACCAAAATAAACGCCGTCAAAATCAGGGTAAAACTGGGTGCAACTAAAGCGCAGTGCATCAAGTGCGGCGGTGGTTGAGTTGGTGAGCGGGTTGCCTGCTGCATCGGTTGGCAATGACATAAGCGACATTGCGCCCGTCAGTACACGCATTGGACTATCAGCAATGGTGACTGAACGTTTACATAAACGCCCCGTGACAGCGCCCAATTCATCACCAAACAGTAATGGCACGGCAGCGACACGATCCCCGACTACCCCATCAGTTAATGGCTGTAATGCAGTGACTAAATCAGACCAATTTTGCCCTTCGGTTAAGCCAGGTGCAGCCAGCAAAAAACGAACGCGACGCGCAAGGCTTGATAGAATTTCAAGCGCTTTAGCTTGATAGCTTTCAATGTCTGCTTTACCCGTCACAGGTGTACAAATAACAATGATTTCTGGGCTTACATCTTGGTCCATAGCCTGATCAATTAGCGCCATAACATCAGCTGCCGGTGCGTGTGAAATGGCGTAACCGCTGACTAAGTCGTCACCATTGCGTTGCCATGCTTTTACTTGCGTTTTTAGTGGAGAGTCGTCAGCGCCGCACTCTACATCAAAATCGC